AAGGGATGCTAGAAGGTACGCTCAAGGGGCTCAACCAGTGTCACAATCCCAGTCATCTCAATCGCAGTCCCTTTCATCACAGCCTCCTAGATGTTAATGACGTTAGTGGTCTTACGCATGAACACCGGCACCAAGTCACACGGCGAGGGGAAACGCTCTTCGAGCTGTGGTAGAGTCAACTTCTCGAAGGCACCGTTCATCTTGAGGAACACCGTGCCCACGTCGCCCCCAGGACCATCAAAGAACAGGAACAACCTAGGCGGGCCAAAGCGTTGTCCAGGTTCCCCATGGCGGTCGTAGTAACCGTAGACCATGAAGTCAGGGTCACCATCCCCGTTGGAGTCGTAGGCTGAGACATACAGCATCTCGGGCATACACATGACTGGTCTAGACTGGACCAGTTGTGCAGAGCCAGGGATCTCAGGCTTAGGAGCGGCAGCTGCACCAGTGACCACAGCACACACAAGGGCCAAAGCAATGATAAAACGCTTCATAGCTACTTCTCTTTCTTCTTGGATTTAGTAGGGTAGCGCAAGCTACGAGCAGACTTAATGGCTAGGTCTAGGTAGTCCTTATGTAGCTCGGTCATGTGCCAACTGTTCGGAGCAATGATCAGGTCAAACTCTTCCAACTTGACAGGATCACCACCACCACGGACCCAGGTGTCTATCTCATCGAACCAAAGAATCTGATGACCCTGACTGATCAAGGTTGCCCACTCCGGCCACTCAGCTAAGGCCGGGTGGACCAGGATGCGTAGCGGTTTAGGTGTCTTGCCCATCGTCTAACTCGTCAGGCATCTCATTGACTAGCTCACGAGCAGCGTCATGTGCCCTGGCTCGCTTTGCTAGAGCAGTCAGAGCCACAGACCAATTCGGGTAGTGTTGATCGGCTAGATGATGAAAGACGTTACGGATGGGACCGATGACCCAAATGTCCATGGACTCGGGCGAGTTGTACGCTGCACCAAACTCAACCTCCCTACCACCACGGTTATTCTCGTCGTAGGTGTCTAGCAGGAACAGGTCAGAGCGCATGACTTCATCCACGTCACGGTGGGCAACCTCAAGACAGCGAACAGGGTCAGCGAGAAATGCAGCGTTCTCTTCGAGATGATCACCCTCCCTCAACCAGCTCGACGTGACTTCGTAGCCTAGACGTAGCAGGGCTTCACGAATTCCACGCAGCCTGGCACGAGCCTCAAACTTCCCAGCGATGTAGACCTGTTCTCTCACTAAAACCTCCAAGTACCCACACTGGAATAGGTGTTCGTTAACGCGATCCAATGACCATAGCTAACGTGGTAGTGGTCGCCTTGGTGGTTAGCAGCTCGTTGGCAACCAAGACCACCAATGGACTTCACACCACACACACCTGTGCTCTTGTCCACTAAGAGTGACTGAACCTGCGAACGCCATTCACAACGTTTGCAAATGACACCAGCTGTGAAAGTAAACAACTCTGGCTTGTCTTCAGCCGTCACTTCACAGACCGGCTCATGCCAACCGATGTGACATTTCAGTCGGCCAATCACTTGACAGGTCTCCTCACTAGCTCAGCAGCGTAGTTGCCATCACAGCGAATCCGGACCCACGAGTGCTCCCGCTTCTTCGAGTGCTTGTGCAATTCTTCGGAGCGACCGCACGCCTTACACTTCATCAGTGACCTCCAAGACTACTGCGTGCATTACATGCCTCACAGGAACCAGGATCTTGCTACCCAACCCTGATTCCAACTCAATGCACCCACCGTAACGAAGCGAGTTGTCTAGGGACTTAACAGGGTCAGTCTGATTTGACCAACGAGCGACTGACCGCTTCCTGCTTAGTGTCGTAGTCCCTACTCTATAGATGACCTCAAGGGCATATTGTTTCATGTGCTTCATGTCCCCACCTTAATGCGCGACAGGCGCATCCACACGGACGTACCACGGTGGTTACCCCACACATCACCATCTTCATCAAGCGCAAACAACGTCTGTCCATCTGACGTAATCTGAACAAACTTGGCCTTCTGTGTAGGAACACCCTCAAGAAGTGGGGAAGGGATCGTCTCGGTGACCGGCTCAGTCTCGACAGTACCCATTACTTAACCTTCATCTTTCTGCCGTCTGGATAGACGACGTGCCACTCGGCGGTTGACTTGATTACCTGACCGTAGATATCCCACTCCCGCTCGACTAGGGGGCGACAGATATCAAGAGCTACTGACAAGGGTCTAGCCATTGGGAAAACAATCTCCGCACCGTCATGTTTGTTAAGCCCTAGGTAGGTGTGTGGGTCCCAGGTCGTGATGTTCTTGATAGTCAGATTCATCATGTCACTGACTGAACCTGAGACCTTGTGGGACCAGCCTTGACGCTGTGCCTCACAGGGCTTGTTCTCAGCGATCCAACGGTAGTGATCTTCACCACGCATGAACAACATGCGGCGTCTACCCAGGAAGGTGCGGGCCACACCCGTCTTGGCTACCAGCTCCCAGGTCTCACGCTTAGCCTTAGTCAGCAAGGGCTTGCTAGCTAGGTAGCGCCTAGCCTGAAGCAAAGTCTCTTCACGGGTCAGCCCCAGCTTCTCGATATCCCGGCTCTCCAGGGCTGAATACTCACTAGAGCCAAACAGCAAGGCATACCGGAACGTCTTGGCCAAGTGCCTACGTCGATCATCCTTGCCACCCCAATTGTGTGCCGCTCGCCAGTTTGCACACTCAGGCAACGTGTGCGGATTAACGAGGTTAGGAGGCAACGGCAGGCCGAACATCTCACAGGCAGTGATCGTGTGAACGTCATAACCGTACCTGAAAGCGTTAAGGTCCGTAGAGTCTTTGGAGTAAGCCGCAGCGATCTTGGCCTCAATAGCGTCGTAGTCGTAGCAGAGCCAGTACGTCCCATGGTCAGGCACGATGCACTCACGGGAGCTGAAGCAGGCTTCACCCTCCGGCACATGATCGCGATTAATCCCACAGTCCGGGCTGATGCAGTCTGGCGGGAAGTTGACCCTCGGTGGGTCAGTCGTAGACCAGCGGCCAGACTTCTGTGTGGGCAACATCCGGGGGTACACCCGCTCAACATCTACTAGCTTGCTGATGAAATTCTTGTTGAGCTGATCTGGCTCGGCAAACTCCAGGCGAGCCTTGATCAGTGGGTGTGTCGCCCCCTTCTGCACGAGGGCATGGAGCGTGTCGCTATCTACGCTACGGGGATTCTTTCTCTTGAACGGCATAGCTCTCCAATCAAAGTTGCCTCAGAGAAATGGACGGACGTAGCAAAGCCGTACATCACGTCATAGCGGTTGGGCTCCTGGTCGAACAAGACGTACCCAGGCTTGCCCTGGCCGATGATGTAGCCCAGCTCCAGGTGGCCAGACCGACCTGCGGGCATCACCAGGATGCCTAGATCAGCACGGTCTAGGTGGCGCTTGTCTAGCTCGAAGACGTGTGTGGCGTGATAGCCCTGGAGGGCTTCCCCATAGGATCTACCACGTAGAGCCTCATACTCCTGCCAGGAGTCATCGGCATTGGGGCCAGCTGCAAACCAATCGTCAAAGACCTCGAAGCCTACGGCCCTCAAGTTACGAGCAATGTCAGGAATCGTAGGGTTACGCAGGCTACCGATTAGGTAGACGACTTGCGGCTTAACCTTCATGCCGCTTGCTCTTCGTCAGGAAGGTATGTGATATCACTCTCCTGACCGATCTGCTTGCCGAATCGCATGATGCGACCGTCAGGCATCAGGTGAGCGTAAGAGGGCTCGAAGTTGGCATAAGCCTCTGGCGTAGCGATAGCTGCACCAGGGACATACTTGCCACCGACAAGCACGTAATCCTTGTCTTGAAAACGAATACGCCGGACAGTATCCATGTTTCCCACCCTGTTATCGGTGCCTGTTGTAGTAGGCGTCATTGCAATGACGGATAGCATCCGTGATCACCTTCGCAATCCAAACTAGGCCACCCATCACAACGACCCCACAAAGGATGCTCGACAGGTTGTCGATGATCTTTACAGCGAACCAGTACGACATGATCGAAGGTGCCAACGCACTACCACTCTTGATCAGCTCTACCAAAGCCTTGCCAATCTCTTCCACTATTCCTTGCCTCCATTCAGCACCGTGTACAGCTCGTGACGGACTTGATCAGTAGAACCTACGTTAATGGGCCAACCACAGACAGCTTGAGCCTTGAGCCTAGCTGCCTCAGTACGTCTCTTGAGCGCAGTGGCAATGACCTTGGTACGCTCTTGATGCACCCGCTGACCAGGCTTCTCTGCTTTCTCAATGATCGGTACCAACGGAAGCACTGACTGGTAGTAGATGTACCGACTGGCTTCATCGTGCTTGAGCTGCTTTTCTAGTGCTAGCCATACTGCTAGCTCGTTGTACGCATCAGCCGCCGAGTACACCCTGGGGTTACCGTGCATCAGATGCTTCCAGCGGTTTGTGTAGCCGTACAGTGAGCCAAGAAACTCAAGGTCATGTGGCAAGTCAGACCACAAGACGGAGTGAGCCAACATCTCGTCTTCGATGACTGACGGGTTACCACCAAACTGACGCCAGTACGGTAAGTCAGCTAGTGCATTCTGTGTGATAGCCTTTGTGACGTATCGAAAATCTGGCACCATGTGTGCCTCAGATGCTTCGATGACCCACACCTTAGGCTCGTCACGCAGCAAGCAACCTGACACACTGAAGCGATGCAGCTGTCGTGTCGTTGGATCATACTCAGTGTCAAAGGCCAACGTCCCAGGCCACAGGTCTACATCCTGTGGTCCCAAGATAGTCGGCAATGGCAAGGGCCACTTCCGGCTAAGCATCAATGGAACCTTGGACCAGTCATGTTGCAAGGCCGGGTACATCTTCATGTCTTGGAACAGTGACGCCACATGTAGTGTCGCGAGCACCGGGATATCTTTGGGACCTGGGGTCCAGATATCTGTGGGGGGCGACCAGAGAGGCCGTGGCATCGGGTTGTACTTTAGGGCATACCCACGCCAGCTCGACACAGTGCGGTTGTCACCAAGGCCCTCACCTGTCAACATATACAAAGCGTAGGCCCCTTGTGCAACAATCAACTTAACACCCTCGGGTAACTTGAAGTGGGCATTAGTGCAATGTGTTAGAGCTTGTCTAGCTACCTGGCTGTTCAGCTCAGGCAGCTCATTGGTATGCTTGTGACGGCAACGGTACGCATTAGCTATACTCGTTTGCCCACGCACCAATCCCGCAGGTGGGAAGAAGTGGCGTTGCTGGAATTGCCCTGTCGCCCCCACGGCAGGCTTACCAGCTGCCTCTTCTTCCGCACCTGGGTTTTGCATGACTACCAGTACAGGAGCACCCTCAACGATCTCGTCAGGGACGAAGCCCTGACCGTCGCCATAAAACGGGCACCCTAGACAGGAGTCAGGTTTACGCATTGGTAGCGGGTGTGGGAGTCGAACCCACCTGATACGGGTTACAAGCCCGCCGCTGGTCCCGGTCCAGTCCTACCCGCATCATGTTGACTAGTAAGACTGCCTAATTATCTTAACAACTTCGTGCCCCACTACGGTATCGTACTCAAGAACCTTCGAGAGTTGGTTCCACAGACTTTGCAGACGAATACCTACATCTGAACCACCACCGACGATCAGATTCTCCAGCAAAGCCCTAAGAGCCTTAGCGGTCTCGTAGGGGATATCCGTGATATCCACTACTCGGGGTGTCGGTATAGGTGGAGCTTGGCGGACATGAACCTCCATCATCAGCCACCCACCTGACGGATGTTGACCACGAAGCCGTTGTTGACCCGGACCGTGATGGGATACTCAGTCACGTACTTCACCAGGTCGTCCATGTTGCTAGGCTTGCTACCGTAAGCCTTGGCATAGGTCTCGATAGCCGCCAGGTACAACTGCGACTTGAGGCCAGGCTTGCCGTCGAAGCCAGGGACGTTCTTGTTGATGATGCTGAAGAACACCCGGCCCTTGTCCGTCTCGTTCACCACGTCGGCCTGCATCTTGACCAGGACCACGCCTGGCTCAACGACCTCGGTCTTGGTGACCTTGATCGGAGGCACAGTGACAAACGTACCGTTGAGACGAGATTCCTTACGGATACGCTTGATCTCGTCTTCATCAAGCATCGTGGTCTTCAGCAGGTCTTCCGTGTCAGTGAACATCGTGTCTTCCATTACTCGTGCCCCCCTTTGAACATGTTGATAAACTGCTCGTCTGTAATGTCCCCTACTGCCCAATGCAGCGCAGCCAAGGCACTAGCCATGACCGCTAGCATAGGCAGGGAACGATTCTTGCCCTTCTGCACCGTGTCGATGATCTGGTTGTGCATCGCCTTGATCTCAGCCTTAGTCCTAGCCGGAGGATCAGGCACGCCCTTGGTCGTGAACAGCTCGTCCCACATGGCCTTGTCACCAGTAGCCGCCGTGTCCTTGCTATCCTCCATTACACAGCCTCCTCTTCCTGACGACGAATCCGGCCTTCCTCGACCTTGATAGCCTCTTCCAGCAGGTTAGCTCCATAGGACTCGCCAAGCACCCAGTCCAGGGTACCCAGGATTGCCGAGACCATAGCCATCTGTGCCATGTCTGGAGGCCCATACCGCTCAACCGCTTCCTTCAGATTGGACATGGTGTCACGAACCAACTTCTTGATCTGCTCTTCAGTCTTCACTTGTCTTCCTCCCTCGCAATCTTCTCGACTAGACTAGCTAGCTCGACCCAATCCTGTTTGACGAACGTGGGGATCTTCGTGGCGATGTTGACGGGCAGCTTGAGCCCCACACCCCACACATCACCGTGTCGCCGTGTCTGCCACTGCCCCTCGGTGTACTTGCCTGGGGCAATCTCGGTACCCGGCTTGGCATACAACACAGCGCCAAACTCACCCACTACGTCTTGGCCCATCGTCCCCGGCAAGCCAGGCCACACATGTTTCTTGCTCCTAGCGTTCTCCGGGTCATCCTTCTCCATCGAGGACCAGGCAGTCATCACCACGTTGCTGATGGTGGACTGGCTGACTAGCTGAATGCGCTGGCGAAACTCATTGTGGGCTCGGCCATAGGCCATACCACGCAGCTTCTCAGCCTCCACTTTGTCACCGAGTGGGCCGTTCTCTAGCTCGCTTAGGCTTGCGGCGTAGATCAGCTCGTACAGCTTGTGCAACCCATCACCAGCAAACGTGGCAAACTCACCGTGCTTACCGGACAGAATCTCGATTGTGATGGCGTCTACAGCCCGCAGAGCTGCCCCCGGAGACTGCTTAGTCACTGGGTCATGCTCCCAGTACCAAGCCTGGATCTGGTCGTCCATGGGGACCGACGACAGGCCCAGCTCGCCTGGGTAGGCGATGTAGGCAATGGGCTTGGGCCAGGTCTTGAGACTCGTGGTCTTCCACGAGTTAGGTGGCCCAATCAGCAGCGCACGGTTAAACTTGCGCCGCCAGCTCTCCGGCTCTAGACGCTTGAGAGTCATTAGCTAGTCCGCTCCTCAGGCTTGGTCTCAGCCGGGGGTGGCTCGTCAGCTTCAAGATCACCAAGCCACATCGCCTCAACATCCGCGCGGGTTTCATCCGGCCACATCGTGTGCATCACATCCAGCATGTCGTCTTGATCAGCTAGCTGAAGCGAAGTCTCACGCAGGACCGACAGGGTGCCCTCACGATCCCGCTTCACGTTCTCTCGAAGAGTCTCAAGACGATCAATCAAGTCGCCCAACTCTTGACTACGGTTAGTCACTTGCTTGGATCTAAACAGTCCCATTAGTCTCGGTCCCTCCGGTTTGCAAAGTGCAGTGCAGCATCAAGGTACGGATACTTACCGTCATCGAAACGCTGGACAAACTCAAGAGCCCCTTTAGGCAGGTCAAACTCAACCTCATCACCCACCAGCAGAGAGTCAGACACTTCAACAACGGTGTCGAGACGCGACCCGAAGTGCTCTGCCAATGGGCACGAAGCTAAATCGTACCGATAGCCCTTGATCCCACGCTTCCGCAACTGCTGTGCAATCCCGTCAGCCGTAGGCGCTAACTGAGAGATCACCTTTTCTACGTCCTTTACCCTGGTTGCCACCTTTGCTAGACCTCCCTCTGTCTGTAGAGTGCTTCGAGTGAGGCACCCTTATGACACACGTTGAACATGTCGCACTTGCCGTACTTGTTAAAGCAGCTAGCGAAATTCATCGGAGCGAAACCTTCCTCCTCTTCGTTCGCCATGCGTGACCAGTGAACCTCACTACTTTGAAGCCAACGGTCAATCTGTTCGTCAGTGATACTGAACATCTCAACCTTCACACGACACGTTGGCGTCAAGACTATCTGTTGAATCTGTACGTACTTTGGGGTCTCACCAAAGTGCTGTCTTGTTACCCACGCTTGGTGGTACAGCTGGTGACTGGCCTCATACTCATTGAGGCGCAGAAGGGCCTTATGTTCGTCGGCATCGTAAATAGTCTTATGGTCAGTGACGACTAGCTCACCACCTACACGAGTCAACAGATCCAAGATCCCATGGGCAAACTTCTCTTCGACGGCAATGACCTTATGGGGTGGGACCTGGATACCTTGTTCGACGGTGGTCTTGATCGCTCTAACCAAGACCTTAGAGAGACCTGCGAGAGTGTATCGTTCTTGGGCTACGTATAACCCTTGCAGTGCGAGGTTGCCATCAACCTGAGCCATCTCAACAGCCTCGGACTGCTCATGGCCATCACGTAGCATATCGTAGTACGTAGCTAGACCTGCATGAGTAGCAGTACCCATGTCTCGTTGCATCGGCCAGTGACCACTACGCCCCTCCCAACGTTGGCTACGGAGCTGGCGATAGCGAGGGCACTTCAGCCAGTCTTCCGTAGCCGTAGGGGAGTAGATCCTGGCAGGACTAACGACGTTCGTAGACATAGAGGTATTCTCGGCCACCACAGTTGAGGCAGTGCCAGAGGAGGGCACGGCCTTGCGGACTGACTTCGTAAACGGCTTGGTCAAGACCCTGGCACCGTAGGCACGACCTCGTACCTAACTCTGCCGTCTTGGCCTGCCACCACATAAGTGACGGATTGCTGGTTAGCACGACGGGACCGGAGAATTTCATGGAGATACCCCTGCACATTGAAGAAGATCGCGCATAGGGCATCTTCGATAGTCACCGGCTTACCCGTCCTTGGATCTACGACGGTGTAACCACGGTGAAGTTTCCACCAATCGAGGAAATGACGCCAAGCTGACTTGAGATATTCCGCCTTGGGCATACCCTTTTGCCAGTTGTCGCTATCACGGAGTGACCCATCGGACTGAACCCGATGCGCGGTCATGTACTCCCCAAAGCGCTCTAGCACCAAGGGGGAGAGGAAGCCTTCGTAGTCGTGTTTACCCTCTACACTGTCTCGGGTAGCACCCGTCTCGAAGGTACGAACCTGCTGCTTGTTGTCCGTGCTGGTCCAGAGCTTGTCGGATCTCACACTGTATGGAGGCGCAGAACAGGCGTTTGTTCTCGGGCTCTATACTTTGAGGCTCGCGGCGGGATATATATTATGTCCGCTATATGCGGACATATATCAGAGGGCTCCATCCGCGAGATGCGGACGGCACGGCTGTGGGGCCGTGCCTTCTATCATTGTCGCCCCCTATGCTGTATCAATCCTGTCCAATTGGAAGGGAGCACTATGGCCTTTAGAATGCGTAACTTACCCAAGCCTACCTACAAGAGACTCCAGAAGATGTGCCAGGACTATGACTGTACACAGAGAGACGTAATCGTGGCAGGTATCGAGTCCCTGGCCAGCTACATCGAGACTAGAGGGGGCGACGCCGGACGACGGGTACTGGAGCAAGCCACTGAGCTGACCAAGCAGTCTGACAGTGAGTACCGTGAGGCTGTGAAAGCGAGGAAGCGTGACGCGGCATGATCTCACGACCGACAGTCAAAGAGTTTCTAGCGGTGGAGCTGCCGCGTAGACCCTGGTTGATCGACAGGTTTCTGCCTGGTGATGGCTGGACCCTCATGCATGGGGCAGCTAAAGCTGGTAAAAGTACCCTGGCCTATCAGCTAGCTAAAGCCCTAGCCACGCACACAAGTTTCTTGAAGCCGGAGTGGCGAGCTGATCGGCCTTACAAAACGGTCTACATCCAGGCCGATGCCGGGGCAACTGAGTGGCAGGAGTTTCTTAAAGAAGAAGACGCTCCTGTTGGTCAAATCACGGACCTGGACTTTGGCTGTTTCTATGACTTCAAGACTAGAGTGGCCTTGAGGGATACCGTCAAGGAGCTGCAAGCTGAAGTGTTAATCATCGACAGTGTGTACAAGATCAAAGACGGCAACACCAACATGAACGAAGCTGACGGTGTGACCAGTCTATTGCGGGCTATTCGCAGCATCTATGACGGGCCATACGTCTTGATCCATCACAGCCGCAAGCACAGCGTCGGTCAGCCCCGTGACGTGATCGAGTCGGCAGCTGGTCACCACACGCTAACCGCTAATGCTAGTGCCGTGTGGTACTTGACCCGTAGTGATAAAGGCACACACGGTGAGCTGTCTTACATGGGTCGTGGTATCCAGATGGATAAACTTACGCTTGAACGCCTACCTAATGGCATGTGGAAGGCCGGGATGCCACCAGTTGACGACACCCCGGTTCGTGGTGGTGGGATAAGGGCTATGTGGGATTAGGGTATGTCGTCGTCTTCATTCGCGAAATGTGATTCTTCTGTTGGTGGGTTAGGCAGCGCCCGCCAATGAGACACATCAGCAAGGGCTAGCTGTAGACCAGTTTCATCAGGACCATAACCGCACCATTGGTCTGGCTTGTCTACCTCTAGCCTGATCAACTCAGCAATGTGAATCTTCTCAGGGGTCTTGGGGGCATAGATCAAGACCTTGGGCGACCTATACCAAGTCTCTCCCTCTTTCTTGCCCAAGGACGGCATACTATCCTTACAAGCTACCCACGTCCACTCGGATGTTAGTAACGGGGGAATCTTCGTTTCTAGCCTTAGTAACGGGGGAGCCTGCCAACTCTTAGACTTAACCTTGGTGTCACCCCAGCCGGACCACTCATGGTAAGTCGTTTCGCTTTTCTTCGTCGCCTTCACGCTACCATCTCCATGCCTTCTCACCGGCACGGTAGCCATCGAGGGTGTACCGGATCATGGCCTGAGGCCCACGCTTCGAGTGTTTGACCCGCACCTTGTCACTCAAGGGGAGCCGCTGCTTGGGAACGTGAAGATGCCTGTAGTTGTACTCTGACTGACTCATGCTGCTGCCTCCAAGGTTTTGCGCTTCCGAAAGAGCCGACCTCGCTCAGAGCTGTTGAGATGGTCTTGACCTACTAGGCTAGCCTCTTCGCCTAGCTCGTCGCGCAGCTCACGCAGATGAACACGGTCGTCCTGGGTGGGAGCGACCTGGAGAGCTGGCGGGGTGTTGTAGTCGTCACCGAATGACTCACTGGGACCCTGGTCGCCCCCCTGGGTGTCTAAGCTGACCAGTCTTGATTGACGCTGGCGTTCGAGGCTGACGAGGGTCTTAGCGCGTTGCGTTGCCCAGGGCAGGAGCAGCTTGACCCAGCAGTCATGGCCAGCGTCGATCCCGGCTACTAGCTCCAGCGCTTCCAGTTGTATCTGTTGCATTACGTCAGGAAATGTACTAAAAGTGTCAGATAGCCTTTTCTGAATGGCCAGGACAGTCGCTTCACTGAGTGGCATGGGTAGTCTCCTGTTTGGGGTCCCAACCTTCAGACAGGACTCGGTTAATGGTGCTTGATGGGGCCAGGAGCTTACGGCCAAACCGTTGAAATCCTAGGCGGTCTCGCCACTCCGGGCTCTGGTACAAGGTCGTGGGCTTGATACGGAACAGTGGAGCGACTTCTGCGATGGTCAACAATTTGTCATCCAAAACCACATACCTCCAGTGTGTTTGACTTCCACGCACAGTGTGAGATCATGTCGGCATGGAGACCATCACCGGCCCTCCCAGTAAACACACCGCCGACATGCCCAGTGTATTTCACATTGTGGAATTGTCAACTCCCAATGTGAAACCAGGTGCTCACATGGTAAAGGGCTACAAACGTGGACGAAATGTCACTTGGGCTGACGCTGTACGCCACTTTGGCACAGAGGATCGGATCAGGGAATTGGCCCGTCAAGCTGGGTTTTCCACCGGAGCAGCATCGAATTGGAAGGACCCAGCACGCCAGGGCATCCCAGTCCGAGCCTATGAGTCCCTTGTGGCACACGCTGAGAAGGCTGACCCTGGACCAGCAGTGGACAACCGCTCACAGACAGTGTATACTGAGGATCAGTTGTACACTGACACTGTTCGTGCCGTGACTCAAATTACTACTGGTGAGCGGTGGGATCTGATCTTCCGCTTGCAATCGTTGTTGGAACATCTAGTGCAGTGGAACAACGAGCGTGTAGAGAGGGAGCAACCTGTGGCGACACCGAGAGATACGGCAACTTCACAACTTGAAGCCGTAATCGACAGATTGAGGGAGGTGGAGGAACGAACAGGTGGGGCAGGCGAGGTATGGCAGAACCTAGTGAGGGATCTACAAACCCTGCTAAGTCAGGGTCTCGGAGACACTAAGGACAGTGGACACGGAAACCACGATAGAGAAGGGCGTAAGCGCTGAGGATCTTCAGCCGTGGTTAGAGTTGCTGTTCTGGAAGACAGAGGGTGCTGGGCTGTGGCTCGAAGTCGAGCGGCTAGTTGCCCATACGCTTAACCGTCTAGAAGGGGCGAAGGAGCACTACACTGGGCGCGAGGTTTCGTAAGAACAAATCTGGCGGGGGAGCGTGGTCGTACCGCTTCTGGTGGCGTGGGCAGCTGCAAGAGAAGAGCGGCTATCCTACTAAACGTTCTGCCCTAGACGCCGAGGCGGTACGACGTAATGAGCTGTCCCAAGGTGGTGGAGCTGGTCCACTGCTGAGTGTAGCGATCAAGGAGTACCTAGACACCAATCCCGTTGGTGCAGTGACCGCTTTGACTGTGAAGCCCATTCTCACAAGCATTGGTCAACGATTCAAGACCACGACTGTAGACCGTCTGACGATGGACGACGTACAGCATTACAAGGACGAGCTTATTGCCATAGGCAAGCTCAAGGGGGCGACGATCAATAGGCGGTTGGCCTACCTGAGCGCATTCTTCACCTGGGCGCAGCTAAAAAGATACGTTCCCACCGGGTACAACCCTGCATCTGCTAAAGTTGTGAAGAGGGAACGTGAGCCTTGGCGGTCGTGGATCATCTTGACTCCTGAACAGCGTGAGAAGCTATGGGCGGCTCTCCCACCACAGCATCAGACCAGGGCTAAGCTCTTGTTCCACCTGGGTGTGAGACGTGACGTAGTGCTCAACCTACAGTGGGAACAGGTAGACTGGGCCAGTGATCTGATTACCTACACGAGCAAGGGTAAGAGCGGCGTGATCCCGATGAACAAGACAGCCAGGGTTTTGTTGGAGAAGCTGGCGGCTGAGCAGGGCTTCCCTAAGTCTGGCCCGGTGTACCCAGTCAAGGCGCTGTCTACGTTCATCCGGCACTGGGACAAAGCCAGGAAGAGCCTTGGATTGCCTACGTTGAGGCGGCATGATCTGGGGAGCTAAACAGCAAGGGTGTAGACCTCAAGACAATCCAGGGTTTGTTGGGGCACTCGGACATTGAGATGACTCTACGCTACATACCCCCGGATCTACGTGCGAAGCGTGAAGCTATCCGGGTATTGGAGGAAGACAATGGCTGACGGTAACGTAACGACCTTGCTACGTAAAGAGCTGTTGAGAGCTGAGAACCAGGTGACCGTGTTGCGTGGGGCTTTGAAGGCCCTTGGCAAGCCAAGTAGCAACAACAGTCATGTCGCCCCCAAGAAGAAGCGCAAGCAGATGACCAAGAAGCAGCGGACGGAGATCGGCAAGCGCATGAAAGCGTACTGGGCCAAGAAGAAGGCTGACAAGTCGTGAAGATGGGGATTGTCGCCTTAGTCCTGGGCCTAGCTCTAGTGGCTGCACCAGCCTGGGGCCTGGATGGTGTCTGGTCAGTGAGGGAGGAAAGCCCCTTGACCGGACAGGTCCAGCACTACTACCTGTCCTTGACGACCAACCAGAGTCACCTGCCGACCTGTGACTGCAACACCGTCTCGTTCTTGTACCCGTTGAACCTGCTAGGGGTAGGTCTGTTCTTGATCCCTGATTTCTGGCAGAACAACCTGTACCGTGATGGTGTCCTAGTCGGTCGGATGTTCTTGTGGTTGAGGTTTGGCTTGCTTGAGGGGACCGTCCAGTACGAAGACGGGACCTATGCTGATCTGATCTTGACCAAAGCATTTTGAGGATGGCGCGTAGGTGATTTAATACCTAACAGCCACGGGTCGCTAGCACCTGGGGAATAGGGTGGGTGGAGCCTCCGGCTGAGAAGCCTGCCTCGCGCCACGCGATTCAACTTCCTGAGTTGACCCCGGATGGCCTACGAGGGCCTTGTCTACGGTTGAGCCTACGAAAGCTGAATGCCCTGGCTGTAACCGGCTGATAACTAAGCCTACGGATGTCTACAGGATACCTACCTTGGATTGCCTGCGATGTACGGCCTAAGTAGCTGATTTGTTGGTGCGCCTGGCAGGAGTCGAACCTGCGACCCTCGGATTAGAAGTCTTAAAAGCATAGGCTAACTAGCTGATCTAGTTAGCCTGTTTGCTTTATGCTTCGTTGGTGTCTACGTTTTTCCCGGTGGCGTCAGCGCGGCGAGGGCGGCGTCAATGTCCGGCTTGTGATACTGATGGTGCTTTCCACACCACGATGTCGCTGCGGCGCCGCAAGCATGCTTCTCCAGCGCCTCCACCACCGCCGCCAGTTGCGCGTCGCGGGCGGCGAGAGTGGCGCGGAGGGCGTCACGCTCTCGAAGGATCGCGTCAATGTCCATCGGCGTCCAGTGCCTCGATGTATGCGACGGCGACGGCGGCAACCTGAATCAACTCAGTGCGTAGCTTCTTACGAGCGGCGTCAGGATCGCCGCGGCCCTCGGCAATCTTCTCTACGTCGAGCGCAGCGCGGCAGACTTCGCCGTATTCCTCACCGAGCACGACGACGCGGCCGAAGTGGGTGAACGCCGACCAATCGGGCGACGCGCACGTATGCAGGAACTTGCCGGCGGCTCGAAGCATCTCTTGGCGCGTGCGCTCGGCCTTGATCTCGGTGTACGGCCGATCGGCATACACGGCGGCCTGTGCCAACGCCTCGCCTTCTTCGCGTAGCTGATCCCGTTCCCCCTCCAGCGCGGCGATGCGCTCGCGGTAAATGGCGTCGATCAGGTCTGCCGCCTTGTCGCCGTCGCCGCCTGGATGAGCCCAGTCGAGAATGATCCGAAGCACCTGATTCCGCGTCGGCTGGTCAGTCATCGCTACATCTCCTCACTAACTAGCACATACAGGATCAGGAACAGCACGATGAACGTGGTTAGGATCATGGGGATGCTCCTGTAGGATCTTGCGAGCTTCCGCCATCTGACCACCAGTCAAAGCCCGCTCGGTTGTGAGTTTGCCAGCTAGAGCCCAGTCTAGCTTTACGGTATCGACTAGCCCCAGCTCATGCTCTCGTTTGAGCTGTCGCCAGAGCCAGACAGCTCGGACGTAGCGCTTGACGTTGTTAGACTTGCTGTCGATCTTGACCTTGGTTTTCATGCGTGCTGCCGCTCGATCATCAACCGTTTCAGGTAAGCAAGATCAGCGCAGTAGATCGCGTGGCCGCCGTCGCCAACGCCAGTAAACCCATAGCGTTTGATATAACCTGCGAGGTCTCCACCATGCTCCGCGATCCATTTGCGCTGTTTGGCTATTTGCCTATCTAGTTCTTGGGCACGCTTCGTCATCCCTAATACTCCTCAGGTAGCAAGATCGTGGTTACGCTACGGTCAGCTTCCGTGATGATCCCACACCTTGACCTGGGTTGCCATGGTCCGGCTCCAGATGGCGCTTGGCGTTACGCAGGGCCGTCGCGACTTCTTCCTTGGTGCTGGCGTCACTCCACTTAGGGATTTCGGTGGTGCCGATCTCTTTGGCGAGAGCCCCGAATGCCGTGTAGTACGCCTTCGGCACGGCGTCGTCGAGAAGCTTTCTCGTGGTGTCGCCACGACCGGCGTCGAGCAACGCATAGACAGCACACACCTCGTTCTCGCTGCGCGGGCAGCGGTTCACGAAGCGCCCACTGAACTCCACGATGTCCGCTGCCCTTGCCAGAATCTCCTCCGCGTTCATTGCGTCTCCTTTCACTTCGCCCTCCCTCCGCGTGCGGGGTAGCAGTCCCCTATCGTCTACCCCGCACGCTTGGCACCGTAGCCCGCCAATCACTAGCACGGGCAAGCTAGGCGGCTAGTTACAGGTACACTCCGAACCCATCCTTGCGCTCACGGGTTTCCTCGGCCTTGACAACGTGATCGCCCACGGTCATCACGCTGCCAGAGGTACCAGCGTTCAAGTACCTAGCGTCTCTAGCAGGGTCTAGGATCACGGCCACGGGCAGGATCACGCCCATGGTGTCCTGAATCGGGAGCCCCTTGGCCTGGGCCTCTTTCACCATGGCTTCCATCATGGCTTTGGGCGGCACGACGGTAACGATGGTTGCCTCGTGACCATGGAACGTGCCCCGGATTAGGGCAAGGTCGGGGTGCATGAGAATCCCGGCCATGGTCTGCTGGTCCTGCTGTGAGACACCGGCCAAGACCTTGACTTGCTGCTGAAGTGCTGCGCGACCGATCATCATGGCCAGGTCATCATCGGTCATGTCGTCCTGACCCTGGTTTGCCGTGAGTGCCTTAGGTGTCTTGCTCATGGTCCTATCTCCGTTTGTGGGTTAGGAGTTAACTGCTAGCTTCCAGCTCTCCCCCGATGCTTTGGGGGAGAGCTGGACCACCGCTTAGGTGGTGCTCGTCAGTGCGTCAAACTGGTCGTCAACCCACTTGCTCACTGCCCTAGGGTCATCCCACTTTGCGTCAGTGAGGAACGCATGGCCGATGTAGAGACCTGGACTATCGTCCTGCCATGCCTCAGGCGCGTCATTGACTCCCCACTTCACATAGTCCGTACCAGTGAGACCATGGACGATTGAGAACATGTGGTGCCGCAGCACTGACTCGTGAGACATGGCGTAAAGCATCCTGTCCACGTCCATCGGTCCACCATTTTGATCGGTCAAGTGGACCCTAACCCACACGTCTTGCTCTTTGCCACGCATCGGAGCGATGATCGCGGTATCTACCAGGTAACCCGCCGCTTCGAGCGCTAGCGTCAGTGCGACGACGGCGCCACCACGCGCCCGAATAGCGCTAGCGTCCACACCACCACTCACGCACATGTTGACTGTAAGGTTGATTACGGGCTTTTGAGTGATGGTCCTGGGGGACTGCCAGCACTCCGGTACTCCGGACAGGTACTCGCCAACTTCATAGTTGGCGCCCGTCACGTCCCATGTCCACCGCGACTCGTCAGCGAGACGAGACGCGATGGTCTCAACTTTGGGGAGTGCTACGTTACGGATTAGCTTCATTCCCTCTGGCCAACCATGGCGAGCCAGCGCAAGCGCTTGCTTGTAACTACCGCCGTGCCACTCGTCATTGTGGCCTACGCCATGATTAGGGACTCCCGCTTGACTAGCCCGGATGAAGTCTGCCCAAGACAGGCATTCAACGACATGTGCAGGTTGGCCCTGCACATGTCCGCCCATGGGAGATTTGTACGGAATCAGCATGGCAGGGGGACCGCGCTGAGTGCCTTGTCGCGGAGCGCTTCATCGGCACCACGGAACACGAGACCATCGGCCACTTCGCTCGGAGTCTCACCTAGCGCAAGCGCTTTGAGACCAGTCAAGCTAGCGCGTGGCGTCACTTGCATGAGAGGCATTTCGGTTGCTGCCCATGCCCTGATCTGCTGTACCCACTTCACCCAGTCTTGAGGAGTGCAAGTGGCTAGCTTGCGCTCCGGCATCTTTGGCGCCACGAGACCAGCCGCGCGGCACTCTATCGCGGGATCTAGTGGCCAGTGAATGAAGTACAGGCGATCCATGAATGCAGCGCTCATCGGTTGCCGGTCGGGAAATGCCTTAGTCTTGCGTCCTGGCGTGTTACCCGTGCCGACGTACACGAAACCCTCGGCACGTTCCACCATTCCCCACGCGGTAGGGCATTTCCCATTTGCCAGCGCTGAGTTTTTGATGCTCTGGACATGGGCAGGTGCATTGTCGATCTCGTCGCCGACGTACCCCTGGCCCATGGTGTAGCAGCGAGTAAACGCGGTTTCTACCTTGTCACCTTGTGGTGTCCGGTAACCCATGATGCCGGACTTCGGGGTGCTAGGGTCCAGGGTGTCGATCTCACTGTCCATCAACCCTAGACCGTGGAGTGCCTGTAGCGCTGCCGTGGTCTTACCCGTACCAGCAGGACCCCAAAGGTAGCAGTGGATACCGGCGCCCAGCAGCGTAACCAAGCGCGGCATCAGGTAGTGTGCGTCTGCGATGGTCACGGTTGACTGGTCTGGCCGGATGATCTCGATTGGCGTCGGCACTCGCGCCGCTAGTGCGTCTAGGACCAGCTTCTCAACCTGGGTAGCGTCTAGGACGTTGGACAGGTTCAGCCGCTTGCTCAAGACCTCGGCCAGCATGTCGATCATCGCGTCAGCGTCGCCCACTGACGCAGGTACAACCTTGGCACCGTCGTTGTCTGACGTTGCGCCCGGACAGGTCGGGAAGTGATACGGGCTTTTCGCTCGTGGGAAGTTGTAGAGAGTCATGCGCTCTCCCACGCGAATAGGCCCCTTGCAACGGTTGCAGGTACTTTCCCACTTTGCGTCAAATGGCATCCCGTGACCCCCTTGTGTGAGTGATCGAGCGCACTCACGTATTGCACAACGTGAACCACATGTGAGAGTCAGTCTTTTCGGGTACTTACTGAGTTATCCACATGGGGTACTACGGCATTTTGCCGTGCCCATTTGGTGGGCAAAGTGGACAAGTCAACGTTTCCGCGCAGTTAGCTGGCAGGCAGTTTGTCTTAGCGCTGTGCGTTACTAGCATGTATCGTGCCAATGCCAGACCGTCTACGTGGTCGCGCTAGGCTAGGCGCTAGGTCTGGCAGTGCTCGGCGCCCAGTCTTGGCCGGGTGAACATCGGAGTGCTAGTCCGATACCCTAGCGCTAACTAGCTGATTTTCCTAGCGTTTTCTAGCCTAGCCTGCACTAGTCCCCCGACCACGAACCCGCTTGCCGGGTCCCCCCGGGTAGGGGTGGGGAGGGGGCCTGGTGGTGCCCCCAACTGCGTGTGGTTTCTCCTGTAGATCAATAAAATCAACTACTTAAATTCTGTACCAGCTGACTTGTCGCCCCCAGGAGACAAAAAGAAGCCTAAGTACCTGTTTCTAAATATATTATTACCGCTATGACGGGTCCCTGGAGGACCCGTGCGTATATACGTTATATACACGTATTATCTACGTGTATATATATATCCCAACACAACGTGAAATATGATTGACACACTGTGAGCGGTGTGCCATACTATCAGTATGGAGTAGGGACCATTTTGTCTCTGACGGGGCCTTAGCTCAGGTTACTGCTCCAAAGGCAGACCCCATCGCTGGGGTAACTATCCACAGGCCCCACCAATCCCCACGAAGGACTGATCCCCTCATGCAGCAGCTCAAAGACCGTCTCACCGCTTGGAAGTCCACCTTGGCTGGCCTTGGCTGGGCAGCTGCCCTCTTCACTGCCCTCCAGACCCTCGGCTGTACCCCGCCTGATGACTGGCGTGCTTGGGCTGTCTCTGCAATCCCGGCCATCATCGGCGCTCTCAAGAAGGACAAGGTTTGATGTTTAAGAAGTCGATTGCCGCGCTAGCCCTTAGTGCCTCGCTTCTAGCTGGCTGTGCCACTGGCGGGGGTATTGACATTGTGAAGGGCCTCCATGTGGCTCAGTGCCTCAGTGCCCTCCTGTCCACTGGCTTCCTGACCTACGCTCAGATCCAGGCCCTCGGCCCGAATCCTGACTCCGTAGAGGTGGCTAACCTGGTCCAGAACCAGCTGGGTAGCGGCCTGCCTGCGATCACGGCATGTGCCCCGCTCCTAGAGGATCTTGCCACTCGGGAACAGCTCCGCGAACAGACCCGATAACCTGCGAGCTGGAGCAATCCCCCGCTAGGGACACCTTCTAGTGAACCTACCCAGCTCCAATATCTGTCGCGAGTGTGGCGCAGAGTATGACGGAATCCAGTGCTATCGCTGTTGGGAGCCTGAGTGACCAACATCAAGTTTGAAGAACCAGACCCTCAAGAGGAAATGGCCAAGGACGCTGAGACCCTGGCCAAAGAGATCCTAGAGACCGGGAAAGCTACCCTCAAGAGTGGTCGCAAGTTGGAGTTTGATCCCAAAGACCTGTTGAGACATATCCAATGGGCTGCGGGGCGAGGGGTTAAGAAGCCTGTCAAGGGCATCAAGATCATCCCTCGTGAAGCCCATGCGAAACGAACGGAGTGATGGATGCGCCGACGAAAAACTTTGTCGCTGTGGGGTCTCTGGTACGTCGATCCGGCGTTTCACAGTGACAATCGCCACGTCGAGCCCTGTCCCATCTTCATCTCCGGCTTCCCTGTAAGTGAAACAGACGAGTTTGTGACCATCGCGAACGAGGCGCACGCTGACGGGGAGCATCGAGACTTCACGACCATCCCCAAGGCAGTCATCAAGGACTTGAAAGAGATCAAGCGCATCCCGGTCCCTGACTGGGTGTCGCAGTGGCGTGAACGTTACGACAAAGACCAGTGAAAGCAGAGTGTCCCAGTGCCGAGAATGAGCTACCGCTACGATGAAAAGACTCGCCTCATGGTCCCTGTGACCCCGGTCGCCCCCTCCAGTGAAGACAAAGCAGAAGGGGAGCGGCGTCGGCGTGAACAGGAGCAAGAAGAGCTGAAGCTGACCCACCCCGGTCAATACCTGTAACTCTCCCCACTTTTGAAAGGATTGGTCTCTAATGTTTCCATATACCGAGATTTATCTTCAGGATACTCAACCTACCGCTAGGAAGCCGGGTGCGCTGTGGATTACTGAGAAGTTTGTCAAGATCGCGCAGAAGGTTGACCCCCAGGTGTGGGTCTACGTCAATGGTGACGTGCCGCGCGTGGTTGAGTTGGGTCCTATCACGGTGCTCAAGTCTCAGTTTACTGACGGTGGCGCAGCGGTCGGTACGTATGTGACTCCCGGCATTGTGCCCAAGAACGCTGTCCTGATTGGCTCCAAGGTCATTGTCAACGTCGCTTTTGATGGTGACACGTCGGCTGTGCTGATCATCGGTGATGGTTCGGACACTGACCGTTACATGTCTGGTACCCCTTCGGTCTTTGCTGCTGCTCCCAATGGTATTGAGACTGGTGTGCCTAGTGGTGCTAAGCTACTCGCTGCTGCCAACTCTCCTACGCTCACGGTGACTAGCGGCGCGGACTTCACTAACGTTGCTGCTGCTGGCTCGCTGACGTATTCGATCTACTACCTCATCACTGCCTAAAGTAAGTGATTGAACCACTACGAGGAGTATTTCCCGCCGTGTAACCGGCCAACATGCCCGCGTGCAGGCACCCTGCACTCGGATATCTTGCCGCACCAGCTAGAGCTGATCGAGTCTGAGGAGAAGTACGTAGCTCTAGTTGGTGGCTACGGCTCGGCTAAGACCCTCGCAGCGGTTGTCTTGTGTATTGTGCTGAGCCTCCAGATCCCCGGCAACGTGGGTGTGGTGGTTCGGCGCAGCTACCAAAAGCTGCATGACAGTACGCAGCGTATCTTTCTTGAAGTCTTGGAGAGGGTAGGTGTCTCATATCAGCGACGGGATAACCGTGACGGTTGGTCTCACCGGATTATCCTCCCCAATGCCTCAGAGATCCACTTTCGAGAGACCAAAGACCCTGGCCGTTGGCTGGGGTCGGAATACGGCTTCTTCTACATTGACGAAGCTGGAGAAGAGCCCTTAGAGACCTTCACGGGTGTCGTCGGGCGGCTTCGGTTGCCTCAGGCAGATGGTTTCCGTAAGGGGATCATCACCACCAACCCGCCGCATCACACGCATTGGATCGCCAAGACCTTTGGTCTGAAGCCAGGTGTCATCGAGAAAGAGGACCCCGAGACTAAGTTAGTCACTAAGTACCGACTGATTAAGGTCTCGACCAGACAAAACCCCTTCGTCCCGACTGGTTACATAGCTGATCTTCGCGCGACGCACCCTGAAAGCGAAGTCAGACGGATTGTCGATGGTGAGTATGGCTTCACTCACGAAGGGAAAGCGGTGTATTGCCCGCCATTCTCGTTTGAGAAACATGTAGTTGAGCTAGTCCCAGTACCCAATACGACGATCATCCGGTCTTGGGACTTTGGATACCACGCTCCTGCTGTTACTTGGCACCAGCATCCCCGGTGCAAGAAGGGCAACGTCCACTGGCTGATCTTCCACGAGTTTACCGGTGAGGATATCGAGTCAGAGAAGCTAGCTCTAGAGGTCCTAGCGGAGACTAGGCGGGTTGCTCCTGATCACCCCAAGCGGCTCATTCTTGATGTGGGAGATGCTGCTGGGGCTCAGATCGGTGAAAAGGGGCCTGGCCCGATCATCCGGCTACAAAAGCCACCGTTTAACCTGACTTTCAGGAAGAAACATCTCAAGAACATCGACCCCGGTCTAGCGCTAGTACGTAGCGCCCTCGCTGAGCCTGACTGTAAGTGCGGCAAACCGATCTTTCAGGTCTCGCGGGAGCTGACGCACACGATCAACATGCTAGCCGGTGGCTACCACTACCCCACGATTCGACCAGGCCACGCGCCAGACAACGTGCTGAAGCCTGTCAAAGACGGTTTCTACGACAACATCGCGGACACGGTTCGGTATGACGGTGAAAACGTGTATCGCGTGGTCACACGGGACCAGGGAGCAATCGACCGCATGATGGCTGACAACACGTCCAAGTGGCAGGCAGAACAGGATAACTGGGCGTGGATGGGTTGATCGCCACTCCGGGTAGTCCTGGCTTCTTCTCGCCGCCGCCGCTGATGAATATGGGGGCTTCTATGCAGCCGCCCATGATGCCGACAGCTACGACGCAGCCGTCTGTCGCCCCCATCCCGCAAGAGAATGACGTGTTCCTGAAGGAACAGTATGCGGTGCGATGGGGGCCGTTTGTTAGAAGCGTGCAGGATCGTCGTCGCCCTATCGAGGGCCGGTGGCTCAAGTACCGTGCGTGTTGGAATGCGGTCCACCAGGACCAGTTTTTCAAGGGTGAGTGGTTCAACCACTACATCCCTGCTGCCCGTCGTGCTGAAGAGCGTTTTGCCGTCCGTTGTAAGCAGCTCCTCTTCCCGTCACCGGATCACTTTGAAGTGTATCCAATGGATGACCGGCGTGCGGACCTGGGTCAAGAGGCTGAAGCCTGGAAGAATTACCTGTTGTGGCGGATGCAGCGTATTGGCGTCCGCGAACAGGTCATGCAGCTGCTTCGGACGTACAACATCTACGGTCGTGCTATCGCTAAGTCCTACCTAGACTTCGATGATATCCCCGGTGAGGTCTGGCCGAGCTCCAGAGTCGTTGATCCGTTCATGTTTTACATCTGGCCGGAGACCGCAACGACGCGAGCTGACGCCCAAGTGTGTTTTGAGAACACGATGATCCCTTGGGAGCGCTATCGGGAGCTGTCTGAGGCCGGTGTGTGCGATCCCATCGACGGTAATCGCCTTTCGAAACCTGATTGGCCCTATCACTACGCAGATCGTCTTGGTCAGGCGGGTCTTACGTCCCCTACAGACGTAAATAGCGGTGGAAGCGGCAATTTGCTGGCTGGTCCAGAGAAAATGGTCTTCTTGACCGAGATTTTCGTCAAGAAAGGCCCTACCTGCGAGCAAATCTGGATCGTCTGGAACGTCTCTGGAGCCCCTAAGTGTGTTCGGATCGAGCCTAATTACGGTCCTCTCCCGTATCGGTTTGCCATGGCGAGACTGCTGCCGGGTGAACAGTACACCAACAGCATGTTTTCAGACCTTGCCAACTTGAATCAGATGCTCAATGACCAGGTGAACATGACGCTTGAAGGTCAAGCGATGTTCATGTTCCCGATTGCCGCTGTAAATCCTGATCTCGTAGCTAGATCCGAGTCCCTAATTGTCAAGCCTAGAGCCAAATGGATGCTAGACCCGGCTGGATTGGAGTTTAAGACCACTCCAAACGTCTCCCAGGCCGGTTTTCAGGGCATTCAGATGGGTATGGCCTGGCTAGACTCGTTTAGCGGCTCTAATCCTCTCGCAGAAGGCACTCCGACCCGTGGAATGCCCCGCGCAGGCTTCGCAGTCAGCTCTTTGATCGGTTTGAGCATGTCGGATATCCGTGACGTGGCTGAAAAGATCGAAGACGAGATTCTGACGCCGATGCTTCAGGATTTTTACCGTCTCACGAAGGAAAGTATCCCCGCAGAGCAGGTAGCCCGCATTCCGGGCTCCGAAATGCTCCGTATTGGTAAGCGAGTTAGCGTTTCCGAGCTGCGTGGGGCTTACAACTTCCGTTGGGTCGGTACGCTTCAGGCTCAAGACCAGCAGGTGAGGGCGCAAAGGCTCCTCACGCTGTTGAATACGATTGGCAAGATTTACCCGCAGATGGTCACTGACGGTTGGAAGGTAGACTTCGGTACGCTTGGCAAGCGCATTTGGCGTGATGGTATGGGCGAGCGTGGGGCCGATACGATCTTCTACCGTGACCCGGTGTGGGAGCAGATTCAGCAGATGGCAGAGGCGCAGGGGCTCGTGTTGAATCCTGATCAGCTTCGTCAAATGATGATGATGGTCATGCAACAGCAACAGGCCCAAGCAGGACAGCCTGGCCAAGCACAGGGGGCGACAGCTAGTCGGCCTAGTGGTCCTGGGGCCTCAGCGCCCGCCACTGCTGAACAATCTGAACGACAAATGTCTCGTGGTATGACGGAGGCCGGTGTTGGTCCAACTCTCTCAGGGCTTGGGGTCGGCTAGTCTAGAACGACACTTTCAGGGACGCCGGTATGGTCACTTTGGTGAATTCAAACCAGTGTCCTTGCACTATCACGACAGGTTGCACTTCACACTAGATCGGTATGTCGTCGTTAAGATGAACAACGGTATGACGACTGAGATCCTGATTGAAGACCGTTCTCATGTGATGGAGCAAGTTGACGACGCTCTCAACGCTCAGTTTGGCCGTTACGTCCCCGTTCCTGAGTAATTGGAGTTGATCTAGATTGCCACTTGTTCAAGTCACTGGTGAAACCAGCCTTGAGCCTACCCCAGTTGAGTATCCCTGGTGCGGTGGCTGCGGGGGCTGAGGTACTTGACCGGGTAAGGACGCATCCGATGTCTCGTGCAGTCTACGACAAGCTACCCAAACCTCGTGGTGAAGACAAGAACGTTCCATAACCGAGGGTGTATTGATCACTAAAGGCACAATTCAACAGCTGCGATCCATTTGGCCGTCTATCCGTGATGAATATTTGGACCGTTGTTGGCGTCAAGCAGCTGAATCCTTGAGCAAGGCTAACACATTTGAAGAGGTCAAAGCCCTTCAGGTCCGTTGTGCAGTGTTCAAAGGCATGATGAATCTTCCTGATCAGATTGACGCCTGGTTAGGTGACGAAAACAAAGGATGATCCGTTCAAATGCTTGATAACTGGGCTGCAAGCGCAACGCAACCGCAAACTGGTGGTTTCTCAGCTTCTCGGGCTACACAGCCGGAACGTCTGGATACCAGTGGCTTCCAGAACACCAACACGAACATGGGCGGCTTTCAGGCTGGTTTGAATCAGTACATGCAGCCATGGAATCAGAAGCCAGGATGGGAAGCCAACACGCCGGTCAATCAGGCGCATCTTGCGGCGTTTAACGCCCGTCCAGCGCATCAGTGGGGTTTCGGGGCCACACCGCGTACTCCGCAGCGTCCACCGACTCCTGCCGAGCTAGCAGCTGGTAAGGCATGGGCACCACAGCTCAAGGACTTTGTGATTCCGGGTCTAGGCTCGATGAATCCTCCGCAGGGGCCACAAGCCCCCGGTCCTCTTGCCATGAAGACTCCGTATGGGCTACCTAGTATGGTCCCCCGTGGAGCTGCAACGGTGCCTGGTGAAGCCCCGATGGGCGGTATGAAGGCCCCCTACGCGATGCCGTACATGGTCCCGCGTGGATATCAGGCTGATCCCTATGAACAGATGCAGCAGGACGTGAGTGCCGCCATGGGTGCCGCAAAGAAGGCTCCGTACACACCAACTGCGCTGCGTGGAAACAACTACGCACAGTCGCCTCAGGGATACGTCGTGTCCGACCCTGAACCTCGACCGGCTGCACGACCTAGGCTATCTAGTCCTAGTACCAGGTATTAACAAGGAGACTTTACAGAATGCCAGACGACCAGAAGCCAGCACTCTCTAACGAGGCCCTAGAGGCCCTTAGTCAACAGGTTAGTAACAGCGTGTTGACAGGTATCAACGACATGCGGATGCAGGAGCGCCAGCGGCAGGATCAGCTCATCGCTCAACAGCGCGATGCCCAGGCTCGCCAGGCAGCTGCACAGCACTACGCCTCCGATCCGGTGGCGCAGACGATCACCCCGATTGTTGGCCCTGCGCTCCAGCAGCTCGCCCTCCAGACGGCTGCGGTGAATGACAAGGCTGACTTTTACATCGGGCATCCTGAGGCTGTCGAGTTTCGCAAGCAGATCGAGAGCAAGTTTCAGGAGATGCTTGGCCAGGGTCGCGCGATGGATCGCGATTCCATCTGGACCTGGTTCAAGGGTGACAACGAGGATCTATTTTTTGACCGGCGCCAGAAGCAGCTCGTAGAGGCTCAGCAGCGTGGGGCTTCGGTGGGCGGCTCTAGTATGGCCCGTGGTGAAGCGGGTATTGACATGGCCGAATTCCAGAAGAAGTCGGCTGACGAAATGGCCAAGATTCTGGCTGGTCGTACCTTCTAAATGGATGACCTGTTGATCGCAGGATGGCTAGTCTCCCTAGGCGTCTTGTGTGTCCTGTTCATTCTTAGAGCTGTAGGTCTGTTCTAGCAGTAGTCCTACCAGGCGACCTGACCCAAGTTGAGCGTTGGCCTTGGGTCGCCCCCTTTGCACTCGCACGCCTAGCCCAACGATAGCAGTCCGTTAGGGCTGATGGGGGCGGCGAGTCTCCTCAAGCGACTGCCCCATTCCAGCTCAGAGAGATGGTGTTTTAAGAATTGGCTGATAACGCAACCTTTTTTCAGACTATCTCGGCGGACGCATTGCAGTATTGGATCACCGCCAAGATGCTCGAATTGTCCAAGCGGACTCTCGTCTTGGATCAATTCGGAGACAAGTATTCGCTTCCTCAGGGTAGCGGCAAGACCTTGAGGGTCGTGCGTTACAAGCGCCTTAACAACCCAACTGAGCCTCTGGCTGAGTTGATTCCGCCTGATGCACTCGCTCTGTCCACTGAGAACGTCGATGTGACGGTCGAACAGTGGGGCATCGTGTCGCTTCTGTCGGATGTGGCGCAGGTGACGACCGAGCATCCGGCTCTCAACATCGCCATTGAGCGCACCTCGCGTTCGATGAGTGAAGTTGTGGAGCGTGAGATCGCCGGAGTGCTCCTCGGGGGCACGAAGGTGACTTACGGGACTGCGGCGTCGTCTCGTGCTGGGTTGGATGGATCGAAGGTTCTCACAAGTGCGGATATCTTCGGCGCGACCTCTTCGCTGAGGTGGGCTGGAGCGATGCCGTATGAGGGGGATCTTTTCGTGGCTGTGATTCCTCCCCAGGTCGAGATGGACATGATGAGCGATTCGACGTTTAAGGACGCCGCGTCGCGGAGTCAGGTGGCTCGTCTCAACGTTGGTGAGATTGCGGTTTGGGGTGGCATCAAGTTTATGCGCTCCAATGCTCTCCCGGTCTACAAAGGTGTCGGGGCACCTGGTACGCAGGATACGGAAGTCTCTGGATATTCCAATGAGACGGGTGCGGGCGCTGGTATTGGTGGTAGTAAGGTCACTGTCATCGCTCGTGACGTTCAGTCCGGTTACGAACGCAAAATCTCGCAAGAGAAGGCGGTCGGCGCCGGTAAGGATACCGCAGACGTTACGACTCCTACGTCTACCAACTATGTCTACGATATCTACAACACTAACGTGTCTGGTACTGGCTACAAGTTGATCTTCAAGGGCGTAGCTGCAAACACGCTCAAGACGCTCACTGCAACGACTTACACCAACGGAGTCTCTAAGACTCCGACTGCGGCTCCGGCAAGCGGCAAGACCGTGTTCATCGGTTGGGTGTTTGGTAAGTCCGCGTATGGGGTGGTCGAGCTGAGTGGCATGTCCATGAAGAACTACATCACGCCGGACCAGGCGTCGTTCAGTAACCCGCTGGTTCAGGGTCGTAAGGTTGGCTCGAAGCTGATGTGGAAGTCTTTTCTCTTGGACAACGAATTCTTCCGTCGTCTTGAGATGAACAGCGCCTTCAGCGCCGATCTTCCGGCCTAACGCGAGCTAGCAAAATCGTGAGCCTGACCCCCGCCGCCCATCGGATGTGGGGTCGGGCAGGAGATTTCCAGAATGCCAAGAAAGCGCAGACGTAGCACACGTCAACCAGGTGAGACCCGTGGGCGCAAGACGCTCGTGGATCTTGTCCTAGAGTACAAGCACTCCATTAACCAAGATACCTATGGCCCAGGCCCCGTGTATGGCGTCCCATCTGATGTAGCAGCGGTCCTGATGGAACAAGAACGAAATGTCAATGATCGTATTGAAGCTGAACACCGTGAGCGGTCGTCTCTGATCCTTCCTGCCGGACGTGTGATCCCCGTCCACAACGATTTCTTTGACTTTGGCAACCTGGAGCAGATGCGCCCAAGCATTGTTGTCAATAGAGGGAGCTGGTAATGCCTGCTGTCGTGCGGATTGACCCACATCAGCCTCAGATCGGTCTGTTGTCGCCATTTTACGCACAGCGTGTTCGGGCATTCGCAGAGAAGTATCAGCCAGAGGTAAATCCAACGGAGTTTACCGCAGCGGTCATGTCCCGACTCTGGCTTAACGATCCCAAGATGCTCGCTCTCGGTATTGTCGAAGACGATACGGCTAAGCTAGTCGGTCATGCTCTAGCTAGCCATGAGGGCTTTGGTTCTGAGCAGTGGGTAACGATCACCCAGGTCCGCGCCGATGAGAACGTCGGTGATGCCCGCATCCAGGTAGTCAACGCCGTGGTGGACTGGGCTAAACGACTCGGGGTCAAGCGAGTGATCTTGCACACCAATCGAGACGGCAAGGACTGGCAGACCAAGCTAGGCTTCAAGTCCTACCGCCACGTTCTGAGGCTGACGATTGATCCAGAGAGCAAAGCCGCTTGATAAGACCCTGTTAGCGCAACTTCCAGCACTGTATTCACGGGTTAGCGCCGCAGGGACCCAGGCAACCGGCATTCCTGACCTGATGCGGTCTGGCGAAACCCAGCTCGTAGACTCATGGATCGCTCGGGTGCTGGTCAACGATCCAACGATTCTAGTCGTGCTTAGCTCTCACAACCGCCAACTGAACGGTGCAATCATCTGCACGCAGTCTGGCCATACGAGCTGGTGCTGGCACATGTCGTCTCCTGATCCGGGGGCGACACGCGAAATGGCTCAAATCATGTTCGCCTGGTGTCGTTCACGGGGGATCACCCAACAGTTGTCCATGACCTACCGTAACCCCAAGGCCATCATGCGTCGAATGCCTCAAGAGCATATCCGCGACTTGTGGCTACTGGAGCTGTAAATGACTGACCCGTTAAAGGCGTATCTGCTGTCGATCCTAGCTAAGCCGTTTACTCGGTTGCCAGCTATCGCGACGTATGACTATGGGCGGCTGCGCTCTAGGGTCATTGATCGGCAGTACGACTTCCAGACAGAGCTGTACGTCACGGGTGTCGGTGGACTCGCCCAGGAACATTGCCACCCTAATGTAGACAGCTTCGAGGTCCTAGTGAGAGGAAAGTTTGAGCTGACCGTTAATGGTCGCCCCCTCCCCGGCGAGCTGGTGACTACCCCCAGTGGCCGTGAGTTTTGGGTAGCTAGAGTACGACCTAACCAATGGCACGGGGCTAGAGCCACCACGCCTGGTGTGTTCTTGAGCGTCCAACGTTGGTTGACAGGATCGCCCACGAGTATTGGCCTGGACTGGGACGGCGCACCTTCGAGTGAAGCACACAAACAGTTGTTAGAAAGTGAGCTGAGCAGTAAGTGAGCGGTAGCGACACGACGGTTACAAATCTTCCTTCGCCAGAGACGGCTGAAGCCATGCGGTTTCGGTTGGGCGAAGCTACGTCTGCCAGGGATAACATTCCTGGTGGGGCAGGTTACTTCACTAACCCTGCGAATAGTCCATACAAAGTCACGCCTGAGATGGGTGAATCTCTGGCGAATATGCGTAGCACTGCTAGGAATGCGCCTGGTGACCCGTGGGAGAATCCGGCGCTTCAGGCTTACGGTCCCGCAGCGGTGCAAATTTGGAATCAGTCCAACGAGATGCCTGGTGCAGATGCTTGGGTCCAGGGTGCCATGGCTGGTAGCCGGACAGCAGGGTCTCCGATTGTTGGACCACAGATGCACTGGGGACCGTGGGCTCAGGCTGCTTCTCAATGGGCTAGCCGTGCTCAGGCTCCGATTGCGACACCCACAATGAATTACGGTGCCGCGAGTGGCATCGACTATGAGGCCACGCCAGCGTCGTATGACCCTGTAGCTGTTGGCCACCAGTCTCCCGTTGATATTGCGCGGATTGATCCTACGAGAGCCCTTGAAGCGGCTCAGAATCACTTGAGACTGGTCAGTGCCCCTGAGATCCAGAACGCGATGCAGGCGAGGGGAATGGGTAACTCGGGTGCGGAGGCTGAGGCTATGGCCTTAGCTGGTGCCCGCATGGTGTTGCCGATTGAAGAGCAGATCCTTGGGTCAGAGCATGAAGTCAACATGATGGAAGGTCAGATCCTAGCTAGACAGCAAGAGGTCGAGCTGCTGGAGCAGCAGAAGGCTGCGCTCCAGTCCCAGGCTCTTACTGCCCAGTCCTACGATCAGGCGCAAGCGATTAATGCTCAGCTTGCTCAGGTTGAGGCACAGCTTAACACTGCCCTTGCACAGACGGAGTATACCGGCCAGATCCAGGCATCTATCGCTCAGCGCAACGCAGAGATGGGCTTTGGGTCACAGTTGCTTGGTCAGACGGCTGGTCTAATGGACACCGAATTCTCAGGTCAGACGCAACAGGCCATTGCCCAGCGTAATGCGGAGCTAGGCTACAGCCAGGGCATCCTTGGTACCGCCGCTAACCTGATGGGTACTCAGTACCAGGGTCGGACGGCTACCGGCAATCAGATTCTTAACAACACGATGCAGGCTGGTCTGTCGCTACCTGGTATGCGGTCACAGTGGTACAACGACCGGATGACTGGTGCGGAAGCTGACTTTCAGGCTGCGTCGGTGCCGCAGCAGATGGCGATGCAGGATTACATCAACAAGCAGAATTTCTATCAGTCCATGGTGGGAGCTGTGCCGTCTGGTAACCTCGGCTTTCCGGGGGCGACTAACTCGTCTAACAATGGTCCGCAGTGGGGTCAAATCACTAACGCATTGGGTAATGCTGCGCTCATTGGCAGTATGTACATGGACAAATCGTAAGGAAGTGGCTCGATAGTGTATCGTCCTTCCGGTCTCTACAGCAGAGTCTTCCAGCCGCAGACACAGAGTCCCCAGTATCAGGCACAAGCACAACCTGATGGATGGGGTATGAGTTATGGCAGCTCCACCTCAAGTGGTGGAGTGGACAACTCTAGCCTTGCCTCGTTTAACAGTCTGGCCAAGATGGGAGCTAGGTACGGCCCAAAGTTGTACAACGCTTACCAGAATTGGATGAATCCTAGCTCTAACGCCTACGCCTACGGTGTAGGTCCTGATTCCCCGTACTACTTTGGTGGTCTTGGTGGTAGTACACCCGCTGAGGCATCGTCCCTTGGGACCGCTGGAGCAGACACCTTGGGCTGGGGCACCGCAATGGGGGGCGAAGTCGGGGCAGGTGCCAGCGGAGCTGGTAGCGCCTGGTCCGGTCCAGCAGGTGCGCTAGGGACCCTAGGCGGTACCTTTACCAACAAGCAGCTCGGGACCTACGGCTCGGGTGTTGGCTCTACGCTAGGCGGTACAGCTGGGAGCATCGTCGGTGGTATCTACGGTGGTCCTTGGGGTGCAGCAGGCGGCGGGTACACAGGCGCCGTGGCCGGTGGCGTGCTGGAGAAGGGCATCACAGATACCCCGGAACGAACCATCCCACTCCATCTGGCAGGACTTGGACCTATCGCTGACCTCTTCACATTGGGGGCCTTCTCTTAAATGCGACCTCTGCCTATCGGCCCGTATGACCCTAGTCGGGCACTGATTCCGTTCCCGGCGCGATCCGCTCCGGTGATGACCCCTAGCCCTGTCATTGGCCCAATGGCCCAGGCTACTCCGACTCCCGCGATCCCACAGATCCCGGCACAGGTGCGTCCAGCGCCTAGTGATGAGCCTGAGATGCCTAGAGCTAACTACGATGATCTAGCTATAGACGATCCTAGTGCTAGCGGTCTACCTACAGTCGATGGGCCTCAGGCTCCGGCTGTTGCTCCCCAAGGGGGTGGCCCGCGTACCAGTGAGATCCTGACCATGTTGGGTCTTGGTCTTACAGGCATTAGTGGTCAGCCTCAGAATCCGGCGCTTCAGCGGCACGTCCTCCAGCGGATGCATGTACAGAATCAGCGCAATTATCAGCAGCAGCAGGCTCAGGGCCTCGCCACGGTCTTGCAGGAGCTTTCTATCGCTCAGCAGGAGACCGGGGACGACTACGCCATGATGCTCAACCGCGTCGGCAAGATCGCCGCTGATCCCAGGGTCAAGAGTAATCCGACAGCTCTCGCGGCCATCGTCCCGCTCCAGCGACACGTTGCTGAGAAAGTGCTAGCTAATGCCCAAGAAACTAAGGCAGCTGTCGCACTGCACTCGGCTGAGAAGTACCTTGCTGCGGGTGTCCCTTTTGAAGAGCTGCCTCAGGAGATCCTAGCTAACCTCAAAGAATCGCACTTCCAGCATCTTGTTAAGCGCTACACGCCTCAGTTTACCAAGATGGGTGAAGACGTGGTTCTTGAGATGCCCAAGAATCTTGGTGAGGACCCCAGGGTGGCCTTCAAGCGACCCAGGACTGAGACCATCGGTGGCCTGGCCTACGACGTAGACCCGGTAACTAACGAGCGGACGCCAGCTAACCTGCCGATGAAGCTCGGCCAGGGTGAGGCTCTGGTCAACCCTCAACGGGATGCCCAAGGCAACGTCACTGGCATGACTGTTGGTGCCCAGCTGCCCAAGGCCATCGAGTTGTCTGAAGCGGTCAAGACTGGACTAGCCCGTACTCCCAGCCTAGGGATCAACGAGCAACAGCTGTCGGCCATGCTAGCTAGTCAGGACCAAGAAGTCAGGGCAGCTGGTATAAACATCCAGGCACAGATGGATGAGAAGGGTCGAGGAATTCTCAAGCAGCCTGGTCCGCCCGCTGCCCCTGGTCTCACGGGAGCAGAGGTCCAGACGCTTACCCGAGCTGGTGTCATCCTTGGTGACCGCACGTCGGCAGCACAGCTGTCCGCTCCCGAAGTGGCCATATTGGAGAAGAAGAAGCGTGAGGATGAGCAGCGTGGTGTACAGCTCGCGGGCCAGAAGTCCGCAGCTGAGACCGCTGGCAACCTGAACACTCAACGGGCAATCGAAGGGGGCGACCTGGAGGTCTCCGGCAAGATCAACTTCTTCGAGAAGAAGTTTCCTCACAAGGAAGTCCACTTGACCAAGGCCCAGGCTCGTGATCCCAAGTACCTAGCTGAGAAGGGCCTGGCTCCGGTCACGGACGACCAGGAGGCTCGGCTGGTTCGCCTGGCTAAGACGGCGTTCCCGGCCATTCAGCGCCTCCGAGAGATCCTGCCCCAGCTCCACGCCGTTGCACCTGGCAAGAACCTGACCCAAGCACTCAAGATCGCCGCTCAGCGCGGCCTGGGTGTCAGTGAGCTGATCGGTCAGCTCGACGCCCTCAAGATCACCCTGGCTGCTGAGTCTGGTCGTCTCCAGACTGGTTCAGTCCGGGTGCCGGTGACGATGTTCGAGAAGGTCTTGCACAACGAGCTGCCGCTTGACCGGCAGACGTTAGGCGCTACCTTGGCGGTTACTGCCGTCATGGAGAACAGTATGAAAAACCGTATCAATGCCACGCTTGGTGTGGAGCTGGACCCTTACCCCAAGACCAGCGGCGAGCGTGTGAGGACCAGTGTCGGTGACGCAGTAATCCCGCCTGGCCTTCTCCCCCCAAGGAAGTGAGCTAGTTGACCGAACCTAATCTAGAGGCTTTCCGTGGACTGACACAAGAGGATGCCCAGGCTGCTCATCAGATCATGATGGCCAACCCTGGCAAGGACCCACTGTGGGCTGTCACCGTCCTTCGTGACGTGCGACGTGGCCAGGTCCAGCAGCTTGACATGCCCGACGTGGTACCTGAGGCTCCACCGGCCCCTCAAACCATGAGCGAGAAGGTGGCTGGTGGACTCCAGAATGTGCGGGACCGATTCGCCAGTGGTCTCACCCGGTGGTCTGGTTTGCCTGAAGACGTTACCGGACCCGTAAGTAACTTTGTGATCCCTGGCAGTGCAGGCCAGCTCGCGGGCGACGCTGCCTTGCTGGGACTTAGTTTGTTCCCTCCGACGGCGGGTTTTGGTATCCCAGCTCTAGCTACTAGAGTAGGGTCTAGGACCGCTCGTATCGTTGGGCCTGCGCTGGCCGCAGCTACTACGGAGGGTGTTCTTGGTGGTAATCCAGTAGCCGCTGGGTCAGAGACTCTGATAGCTAACACGGTCGGTGAGACCGTTGCGCCGGTCGCTAAGTTTCTTGCTAGTCCGATCACCGGCAAGTTTAGGAGCGGCAAGGACGCCAAGCTACTTGGCACGGCCTTGTACCGTGAAGTCCCCGAATTTGGTGAGCGCCGCACCCCGGACGAGCTGTGGCAGCTGGTCCATGGGGGCCAGGGCCGCAAGATCCTCAGCGACACGATGGAGCGAGCTGAGGCTAACTTGGTCAACTCCACGCCCGTTGGGACGATGGTCACGGTCCCGGCGTTGAACCAACACTTTGGTCGCCCCCCTACCACTAACGCCTTTGGCTTCCAGACGCACGCGCAGATCCCCATGACCCAGGCCCTTGACGAGCTGAAGAAGCTGCGGGCTACGGCCCACAACACGATGCTGCGAGAGCAGACGGCAGGGTCGCTTGGTTATGACGTGCGTGACTTGAGTAGGGAAGCGCTAGACGAGTTTTCATCTGCCCTCAACTACCTGAACCTGCCCGCTGACGTGATTAGCCACTGGCATGGGGCACGGTCTACGTACTCCCGTGGCTCGGCCATCATGGACTATCTGTCTGACTCCCAAGTGTTTCAGGGTACTGGCGGCATGAGCCCTCGGCTCAAGATGGAGGGAGCACAGCGCACCCTCGGCAAAGACGTTCAGACAGGTTCCTACACGCAAGGCTCGTATTACGAAGACCTCTTGAAGCGTGGGGTTAATCCCGAGTTTATGCGTGAGGGTATCCTTCGTGGAGCTAACCCTGGTGCAGTGGACGTGAACCTGCCTATTGGCTCGTCTCGTGGTTACCATGAGCGAGGGTCAGTCTCCCTGCCGCTCCATGGCTTGCTCGAATTCCAGCGCACCATTGGCAGACCAGCAAAGGTCGGTCCCTTCAATAATGCATACCCCACCTTGGTAGATATCATCTCGGGTGCGGGTGCTTCGCTCCTCAATCTGAAGCAAGTCTTCACACCTTAAACCCTCTAGGGGGAACACGATGCCTCGCCCTACTGGTGAGCGCGTCGTGGGCAAGTTTGATCCGCCAGTCCAGGGTGTCAACAAGATCCTGCCTGCCTATCGCCTGCCTATTGATGCGCTCCGTGATGCACGTAATGTCCTTGTTCGTAATGGGATTCTGAGGCCCCGTCCAGGCTACGCCCAGTTTCACGCACAGGTCTTTACTGGGACACCCACGGGCCTCACTCCCTACCTTCGTGGGGCCTCGGACCCTGTACCAGTGCTCGCCACGACACAGCGTCTCTATGTCTACAGTGGCGGGGCCTGGGTAGACAAGACCGGCACGGTGCAGACGGCTACTACGTCACAGACGGCCCGGTTTACCTCGATTGCTCTAGGCACCCCGGCTACGCCCATCGTCATTCACACCAATGGGAAGGATACCCCGGCTCAGTGGAACGGTGGCGGGGGCAACTTCACGGACATGACCGGGGCTCCTAAGTGGTCTGACGTAACGACGATTGAGAGTTACATCATTGGGATCGTGCCCCCATACGGGCTTCAGTGGGGAAACATCAGCAGCATCACGTCGTGGCCTGCTCTGAACAAGATGCAGGTCTCTGACACTCCCGATGAGGTCATTGCCATTGCTCCACTCGGTACCCGTGGGGCCATCCTCTACAAAGAGAACACGATTTGGGGTGTGGCCTTCACTGGGGGCCAGACCGCTGCTAGCGCCTTCGCCCGCGAGTTTATTGGCTACTACGACGGGCCAGCCTCACCTAATGCAGTCGTGAACCTGAACGGTGCCCACATGTACATGACCACCACCGGACGGGTGGGCTTCTTCAATGGGTCGCGGCACATTTGGGTCGCTGATGGTCTGTGGCCGGATATCCAGCTTGATATCGACGTAGCTAGCTCTAGACGGTGTTGGGGTGTCTTCGACCCCGCTAACTTCGAGGTCCACTTCTTCTATCCGTCGCTAGGTCTCAGCAACGCGATCCGGGGCCATGTCTGCATTACGCTCCCCCGTCCTGAGTTTGGGGTTGAAGCGTTTGGGGCTTTCCCTGGTCGCCTGGGTCACGAGTTAAGTGCGGGGGCGACAGTCCGGCTCACCGACAAGAAAGATATCATGCTGGTCGCTGACACGACCAACCGACGCTCGTACAAGTTTTCGACTGACTCTACGACCGACAACGCGGTCGCTATCTCGGGCTACTGGCAGACCGGCCTCATCGAGACGCCTGGGGCTAACCCCCTGCACCTGGAGTCCATTGAGACGTTTGCGGAGCGAGCTAACGGCTATGGCAAGCTGACGGCTCAGCTCGTCACGTCCTGGGTCCTGGCCGATGAAGGCCAGCTCAGCGATGACTCGGTAGATATCCCTCTAGGGGACAACGAGGAGCCCACCTACAGTGACACCGGCTTTCTGGAAAGCCGGGGACGCTTCTTTGGGCTCAGGTACTCCTTCAGCTCGGCGGCTACCAATACTGTCCGCTACAAGGGTGCCAGGCTCTACGTCCTAAAAGACACTAGCTAATGCTGCCCCCGGTCCCAACCCTGTCAGGTAACGATAAGCAGGATATCCAAGCCCTCTGGCTGTGGGCGAACCATGTCCGTACAAGCCTTAAAGACTTCGCACCCTCGCAGGTCGCTGCGGCTCTAGACATTGAAGCAGTGGGGTACACCCCCAGGAGCCCGTTTGCTCAGATCACCCTGCCTGTGTCGCCCCCCACGCCGGATACACCTACCGGCCTGGAGGCTATCGGCTTCTACAAGCAGATCGGTCTGACGTGGGATCTAGACCCATCGCCCTACATCTCAGGATGGGAAGTCCAGCGAGCTGATGACCTAGCCTTCACGGTCAACGTCACGACGCTCACGTCGGCACGGGCACTCGCCTTTGTAGACAGTGGTCTGGCAGACAACACGACGTACTACTACCGCATTCGTGCAGTCGCACTGGATGGTGTCACGTCAGGGTTTACGTCAGTCAAGTCAGCCACAACGCTAGCTAACGACTCCACGGTCCTGACGCAGCTTGATAACGGCCTGGTCTTCTTGCAGAGGGCGCATCTGGCCCTCGCGATCATTGACAGCGCTCACATTGGCAATGCCCAAATTCTCACGGCGCACATTGCGGATCTCCAGGTCACCACAGCCAAGATCGCTCTGCTGGCGGTTACCACAGCGCTCATTGCTGATGCTGCGATCACCAACGCTAAGATCGGTAACCTTGAAGTCACTGATGCCAAGATCGCTAGCGTTGCAGCTGACAAGATCACGGCAGGTACGATTGACGTACTCATTGAGCTGACCAACCAGACGATCAAGCTGGACGGTGGCAACAGCCTCATCACGATCACTGATACCCAGGGCTCGCCCAAGATCAGGGTCAAGATCGGCAAGCTAGGGTCTGGCTCTAGCGACTATGGTATCCAGGTCTTTAACGCCGCTGGGACCACGATGTTTGACACCCTCAACTCGGGTGTTACTAGCTCTGGCATCCTCGACGCCGCAGTCATCACCAACAAGCTGAATGACTTAGCAGTCACGACAGGCAAGCTGAATGATCTTGTAGTCACCGCCGCGAAGATTGCAGCGGCAGCGGTCGAGACGGCTAAGGTCGCCGCAAGCGCGATTACGGCTCTTAACTCTGCTGCTGAGAGTATCGAGACGATCACGAGCACGTCGGCTACTGATATCGGTAACTTGACGATTACCTACACCACCTCTGCCGCTGAAGGACCGCACATGCTGTTCTTCTCTGGAGAGACCCGTATCAAGAACACCCACGCGACCAACACTCAAGACATTGGGTATCGCATTGACGTGTTGTATGACGGTGGTTTGGTCCATCGCATTTTCGGCGCATGGCCTAGTATCGCCGCAGGCAAAGAAGTCATCACAAGTCCTGGCTTGGCGTTTATGACTACTGGTATTTCAGCAGGGTCCCACACTTGGAAGCTGCAAGGCAGAGTCCTAGGTAGTGATCAAGAGTTGACGGTCAGTGGTCTCGTCGGCTCAACGTCTGCTCTGCTCACTCTCGCGGAGATGAAGAAATGATCCACGCTCTACGTTATAACTCCAAGGGCGATATCACTGGCCGGATCATCTTGGCCAATGATGACGATATCACCCTTCAGCCTAATCAACAGTTTGTGATCATCTCTCATCATCACCCTGCCCTCCACAAGTGGAGTTACTGGTGTGTCGAGAATGGTGAGCTGAAGGAACGTGAGCATGGACCCGACCAGCCTGACGCTGCTTAGTGCGCTGTTTGTCCTGATCCTAGGTAACTACGGCTTTACCTTCCAGGTTCTCAAGATGCTGTGGACCCTGCGGGACAACCATCTCAAACATCTGACTGACAGAGTAACCAAGCTGGAAGGACGTGATTTCCCATCAACAGACTGACTCGTGACGAGACGCTACATCGCGCCCTCAACCTAGTCAACTCTAGGTCCCTAGACGTAAAGGAACGACCGGGTGGTGTGATCCAGCCTAATGCCATGTGCATCGACTGGCTGCAAGACGGTCTAGACCTGTTCCATCGAGACTTCCCGTGGACCGGCATCATTGGCCGTCACCCCATCACGTTTAGCGCTGGCCAGGACACGTATGCCTTACCCAACGACTACACGTTGGACGTTCACAACGGGGTGCGGATCATGCAAACGTCGCCCCCTGTCAAGCGTAGGCTGCCTAAGCGGTCGCTCAGCTACCGGCTTAACCGGGATACTACGACTGACCAGAAGGGTGTTCCCAAGTTCTACACGGTCCTGACCCCTAACCTTGTCATCTGGCCTTACCCTGACCGGGATTACAACGGTGAGCTGTGGTACTACAAGCTGCCCGCTAAGCTAGCGCCTAACGACCGGGCCAACTTCCCTGACGACTGGACCCTGATCCAGTACGTCTCCCTCTGCGGTAAGGAATGGACCAAAGAGGAAGAGCCTGGAACAGCCATGGTCTATGCCCGCAAGATCATTGGTGAACTGCTGAAGACCCGTATTGGCGTCGAGGCTGACAGCGACGAGATCGAGCTGGACAGCTCGGCATTTGGCCGACCTAGTAGTGCAAGTAACACTGACATGAACAATTGGATGGGAGACGCAGTGATTCAGAGTGGCTAAGGTACGTGTGGATCGAGTTGTCTCTGGTACCCGTGCTCAGCTTGTCCGAGTATCTACTGGCGTCCGCCCTGTGATTGTGAAGGTGTCCTAAGTGAAACGTATCCAAGTAGGATCGCTAATCCATCTCCGGTTTAACACGTTTGACGATACTGCTGAGATCCCTGTTCTGTACAACCCTTCGGGGGGAGCCAAGGTCACCCTCAAGGATATCACCGGGGCTGCTGTCGTCAGTGAACAGGCCGCGACCAACGTAGCGACTGGCGTCTATACCTACTCGTGGCAGTCACCAGTCGATGCCGTCCTGGGTGATTATGTACTGATCATCAAGACCATCGACGCGACGCGAGGTACTAACTACGAGCCTGCTCAGGTAGCGTTTGTCCTGGTAGACGAAGAGGGTCAAACCGGCGAACAAGTCTTCATCGAGGTTGTGGACGCTGAGAGACTTCAGGGGGCGACATGGGCCGCACCATTACCCATTGGCAGCACTACGCCCAACAGTGGGGCCTTCACGACGCTCACGGCCAACACTCTCCCATCCGTCTGTGTAGACGCGCCTCCATATAACGCAGTCGGTAACGGCGTGGCAGATGATACTGCTGCAATCCAGGCAGCGCTCAACGCGGAGCTGTACGTCAGCTTCGGACGTGGCAAGACCTACAAGACTTCTAGCTCGTTGACCCTTCGTAATGGCCATGTTCTTGACTTGAATAGCGCCACGATTAAGCCAACGACTAGCGCATCCTACACGGTGTTCTCTTGGATAGGCAGCGGTGTCGGGCCAGTGGAGCTGAATGTGGACGGAGCGGAATTTGCGAACCAGATTACGCTCGTCGCAAGTGGTGTGTCTACGTTGGGTCTCGTCGTTGGAGATTGGGTGCTAATTAACGAGGATGATGGTAGGGCACAAGTGTCTCAAGTGCTCGCAATCACGTCACAGACACTCACCCTCGCAGACCCGTTGTATTGGCGCTACACTACGCTGAAGAACGCCTACGTTAATCGCTACGCCCCATCCAGTTTCGGCACGATCATCATTCGTGGTGGGACAATCGACGGCTCTGGCAATACCGGCGTGGATACGCATGGGATCGCGCTGCACGTCGCCCGTAACTGTCTAGTCGAAGATATGAACCTGATCAATCTTACCGGAGCTGGGCTTTGGATGGATACCGGACACGGTAACATCGCTCGTAGTATTCGTGTGAAGAAGTGCGGGAATGGTTCGTTCGCGGACGTGAGCTTTGGTCGTCAGACTAAGAGCACGATTGACAACATATCCTCTGAGCAGTCCACAGGGTTTGGACCTGCTTTGGGGTCTCTCGCCAACTGCCAAATCTCCAACGTCAATATCGTCCATGACACGGTAGCAGCTGGACGTGGCTTTAAACTCCAGCGTTCGGCAGCGTGCCAAATCTCGAACATCGCTGTCCATGGTAATGGCTCGCCATACACCGGCTTCGGGATGGTATGGACACGACGGTGTGTGGCCAACAACGTCCATGTTTACTCTATCGGGGCCGCTGGTGGTGCGTGGTTGGTGGAGATGGAACATTGCATCATCAACAACCTGTATACCTACGGTGGCAACCCGTCGATTACCTTGTCGGGTGGCTATGGCAACTATGTCAACGGTGACTATGACGTGACGCAGTTGGCCGCGAACAACTCGGACTCGGGGACCCCAGTGTACCGGAACGGGCGTCGTCTGATGGCCCATTCCAGTGAGAGAACGATCACTGAACAAGCGATCAAAAGCGGCGCGTGGGGTACGCAGATCAATAGCACAGACAATTCTTGGATTGACGTTTGTTGGTCTCCTGAGTTGGCTTTGTTTGTTGCGATTGCGTTCTCTGGCACGGGTACCCGAGTAATGACCTCTCCAGATGGTGCGACTTGGACCACTAGGACAAGTGCAGCGGACAATACCTGGGTTACCGTCTGTTGGGCACCGTCGCTGTTGCTCTTCGTAGCGGTCTCTCAAGACGGCACTAACCGAGTGATGACTTCCCCCGATGGAATCACCTGGACCTCTCGAAGTGCAGCTGCGGCGAATACGTGGAACGGTGTCTGCTGGTCACCTGAATTGTCTCTCTTTGTTGCAGTCGCCCAGTCTGGTTCGGGAAACCGTGTAATGACTTCGCCAGATGGGATCAACTGGACCTCGCGCACATCGGCTGCTGATAATGAATGGCGGCGTGTGGTGTGGGTACCGGAGCTTCGTTTGTTTGTGGCAGTTGCCACTAGCGGAACGGGCAACAGGGTAATGACCTCACCTGACGGCATCAACTGGTCGATCCAGACGAGTGCAGCGGACAACCAATGGATCGGTCTCTGCTGGTCGCCAGAGCTTCAGTTGCTTGTTGCAACTGCCGTCACTGGCACTGGTAACAGGGTAATGACCTCTCCAAATGGGTTTGTGTGGACCTCTAGAACGAGCGCTGCTGATAATGAATGGCGTGACGTAGAGTGGTCACCAGACTTACAGGTCTTCTTAGCGGTGGCGGCGACTGGCACCGGCAACCGGATCATGTCGTCTTACGACGGCATCAGCTGGACGACACGAACCAGTGCAGCTGATAACGACTGGCGAGGTGTCTGTTGGTCTCCTGACCGTCAAATCTTCGTGGCTGTCGGAAGCACTGGGACCCTTACTCGTGTAATGACTAACACCAAGACCCCACCTGGTACGGCAACGCTGATCACTGAATCCCTACAGGCGACAAAGCATCTCAACAACGAAGCGTTTATCAAGGTTCAAAACTCGTTCGTCGGGACGGGCGCCGTTGCTAGACTTCAGATGGCTTCTGACATAGCGACATTGCAGTTTCAGGCTCACAGCTCCGGTCGTACTGTCACCCGATTCGGAGTAACAATTGGAGGTTGGACAGAGCTGCTTGGGGCTGTCGCAGGTAACGGACTCCTCATTGGCACGTTCGGGAACACCCCGGTCATCATGGGGGTCAACAGCGCTGAGGTCATGCGGATGGACCTGACTAGCTCACTCCAGATTGGAGGGTCCGCTGCCCGCGCTGGGACAGCTGGTACTAGACGCCTGGATATCTTCGACGGGACCGCACCCACTAGTACCCTAGCTAACGGCATCTCGTTGTACTCTACGTCTGGAGAGCTGCGGGTCATGGACGCTGCTGGTAACGCTACACTGCTGTCACCGCACGACGATGCAGGCCGCTGGGTCTATGATTCAGTGGATACGGTTACTGGTCGTCGCCTCCGTGTAGACATGGAACAACTTGTCAAGGCGCTCGAAGCCCACTTCGGTTGGGGATTCGTGCATGAATCAGAGGCAAACTAATGGATCGAGAGCTGCCAGTTTCCAGGGTGCTCGACAAGCTAGCCAAGGTGGTAGCAACACAGGCACAGCAGATTGCTGTGCTGGAAGTGGTAAAAGAGGATTTAGAGGAGCAGATTACCAAGCTACGAGTACAGCTCTTGACTTCTGACCCAACCCCTGCCTCACCTGTTACTGTGAGCCCTGGTTGAACCTAGCAACCGCCAACATCAGGCAATAGAAACACGAATGCCCTACTCAACAAGAGTAGGGCATTTGTGCTATAAACCAGGCTCCAGTGGCCAGTCAGCGCTAACCAGCTCGCACCAGACTTACCCCATCAAGTCCATGGTTCGCGTAGCCTCCCTGTGCGGGGGTATCCCGCTCGCTGGCAAGGCATCCACGGACGACAGACCTAGCTCATAGAGCTGGACCGATCTCTACTGTCTCAAACTTGACGTGACCCCCGTTGGACCACCCTTTCTTGATATCACTGGCTAGAGCAGACAGCTCGTCAGCCAGTTGGTTAAGCTGGTCTTTGGTCAGCTTTGGCTTGACGTACAGTCTAGCCAGAATCACTGGACTCAATCCCACGGACCAAAGACAAACAGCAAGCCAAGCACATAGATCAAAGAGAGCACCCTACCACATCCATTCTTTTAGAAGATCACAACCGTAGGACCACCAGGCGGGTGTACATCTGCCACATGCTTCCACACAGTCTTCTTCTCCTTGTGCCTGGTGGCAATGTCCTTAGCGTAGCTAATCGCCTCGTCACGAGTCTCAAACGTCTTGCCGTCAGCCCAGTACAAATGCTGAACACACTCACCCATTCTTGCCTCCATACAACTTGTCCCCAAACCAAAACTTCTTGCCGGGGAGAATCGGGACTTGCTGCACATTGAACAACCCATTCTTCGGGTCATGGTGGACGATGCTAAAACCTTGCTGCCAGTTAGCGTGCTGGACCCAATCAGCCTTCAGCTTGCACAGGCAGCCGTTCTCGTAGGCTACATGTGGCCCTCGCATGTCTGTCAGGTACCAGGCCCCCAGGCGATGCGTGTGACCGACCAGGCAGCTGGTCCCCAGGCGCTCAAACGTGGCCCGACCAGTCATCCCTGACTGTGACCGGACCAGGAAGCCATGGGTCACCACCAGCTTGCCCAGGTTCACGGCCCCACCGTAGGGCTTGTACTCGAAGCCGTGCTTGGTCAAGCCAAAGACCTCAGGGAATTCAAAGCTCTCTAGGCTAGAGAGCTGTGGGGCCTTACGCCACTGGAAGCGACGCCAGCGATCTTCGTGGTTACCCCCAAGCCAGGTACGGTGGGGGGCGACGGAGGCCAACTGGGACAGTACCTTGGCGCCCTCACGGATCTCCCGGTCAAGGATCTGATCAGCTCTAGGGTTGCGGTCGTAGTCGCTGATCTCGAAGCAGTCAAAACCATCCCCATTGACGATCAGACGGTCTAGCTTGATGCCCTTGACCGCAAAGTCACACATGGCGTCAATGGCTCGCTGATCATGGAAGGGGATCTGCAAGTCATTACAGACTAGCGTAGTCTCGGTCACAGGTAATCACCCTCGACTTCCCACGTAGGCGCATCGTCCTGGCAGATACGACACAGGTCAGGCTCGGTACAACCTTCGTTGTAGCAGGCCACATGATGCCCACACTTACGACACCAATGGTCATGCTTTCTTGGATTCATCTCGAAGTGAAGTAACCCACCACAGTCCCAACTATGGCCCCGACTACAGCCCCGATTATGACTGCGATTGCTAGATCAATCAGAAATTCCTGCACTTAGTTATCCTCCGCACTGGCGTCCACAACGAACGTAGCAGTCACTTGCATCCCAGGCTTGAAGTCAAACTCAGGTCCAACCTGGAAGCCAAACTTGTGTCTTCCAGTGATCAAGACCATGCTGCCCCCCAAGGGATGCGAGAAGGTACGCTCAAGGGGCTCAACCAGTGTCACAATCCCAGTCATCTCAATCGCAGTCCCTTTCATCACAGCCTCCTAGATGTTAATGACGTTAGTGGTCTTACGCATGAACACCGGCACCAAGT